GCAAAGATTGTTTGTGCAGACTTCACTTGGGTGTCAAATGCACCAAGTAGGGCATTGACGCCCTCGCCTGTAACGACGGATGCATTAACATTGCCGGTACGTGATTCAGGGTATCGCGCTCCTACACGGAGTTCTTCATTCAATAATTGTGACTCATTGAATGCTCCTTGAGGCAGCGTGAGTTCTACTCGACGTACGCCTTGCGGGTTAGCTGTACGAATGACAGCATCTCCACCCAACTGAAGCTCTTGCACATCGTTGGGCAGTACGATTGGTGATTGAACGGATTTCTCTGCGGCTTCCATAGCAAGCAGAGCAAATCGGTTACGTAGCAACTGAATGCCTAACACATCGTCGAACTGTCCACGAAGTTCGCCATCTACGCTTGGTCGCTTAGCGACGATAACCATCATCTTGCCCATAGGGTTTGGAACCTGTGAGAGGACGAAGTTGGTGCGTGATGGAAGATACATCATTGACTGATCTTTATCGTAATAGCGGATCATCTCGATCATGCCATTAAGATCTTGCTTGTACCCGTCCGGTCCAAGGATCTGTCGTTCGTAGTCTGGGAATTGAGCGACTAACTCAGATAGCGTCATTGAATAACGCTTAACAAAGGCTATGCACCGTCCGTAGCGATCAAACTCGGGATAAGCTCCCACAGGATTTTCTAGTCGGATGCGTGGCAACTTTGCCTCTTCATCCAGTTCAATAATGAACGGGAGGAATCCATAAGTGATGTACATGTCTGCGCCATTGAACATCTGTACATCCATTTGAGAATGTGCAAAGTAGTTGCTGGCGATACGTGTACGAGTGTCCGCAAACTTGCGGGCACGGTCTGATGTNTGNTTNACAGCAGANCAGTTAACTGCTGGTAGTGGNGCAAAGACTTCTGCAAAGTCGCGTGCCACTACATCGATAAAGTTGGCTACGACGTTTTGGTCGATACCATCTGGAAAGAAGTTAGGGTAAACCTGTGAGATCTTTCCTTGACGTACCATCTGCACATCACCATTACGCATGTCACGAGACGTACTGCGATAGCGAAGTGCCATCACACGTGAGATGACTTGTTGCTTGGTTAGCATTTAGTAGTCCTTAAAGTTGGTTGAATTATTCGGTTCCGCGTCCCATACCAAAGCCCGGTGTATCAGCGGTGCCTGTAGCTCCACCTTTACCATCTGTGATCATAATGACCTGACCCTTACCATTCTTGGTGTATGTCAAACCACCCTTGGTAGATGAGGTATCACCATGTGGCATAGGCTTAGCCGTTGCATGATCTGTGTAATCTGGACGTGCATGCTGTCCACCGAGTGAACCCTTTTGAGGAAGCGGTGCGCTATGTCCTTGAGGAGCTGGGGTTGCCATAGTTTATCCTTAGCTATATTGCTCTTGCCACTGAGAGGCAAAGGCATCTTCGAGGTTGATCGAATGACGAGATTCCATCTGTGCTCTAGTAGCCCAGCGGTTGTTCAAGTACGGGGTAACGCGAGTGCCGTTTTGAATAAGCTCACGAGCACGGATGACCGCAAACCAAAGAGCCATCACACAGTCCGTAGGGGACTTAGTGTCAGGCTTCCAAGTAATAAGCTGTTGAACCAGAGCTTTCATGCCTTCCGACCCTTCGGTCGATGGCAGCTCTATAAGATTGTTGTTTAGGTGCTTTCCATCGCGGAGCGTACCAAACAATGGAGACATGGACGCCACACCAAAGTTGGTATCCCATTTATTCTTGCCGGTGAAGTGTGAGGATAACCGCACGCCTCTTCCAGCCAACCATTGTCTAAGTTCGTCATCGAGTTCAAAAGCTTTCTGGAAAGCGTTGATTTCGATACGAAACTCTTGAGGTCGATACTTCTCTGTAAAGATTTTGATGGCTGCGTTGATCTTTTGGTAAGACGCATCTGCCATGTTAAGACAGTCGAGGACATAGATCTTTCCATCTGCTCGGTTGTAAGTAATCGCAACCAGCGCTGTCTTACCAGCGATAGCTGGGTCAAGACCAATAATCGTGTATCCCTCGGCAGACTTAGGATGTCCTACCGCACCGGGCTTTAGAGATCCGACTCTTCTAGCCCCATTAGTTGAGCCCGAGACAATGGAAGGTGCGAAGATTGCGTCTTCTTGGATGTCCTCTTGCTGATAGACGAGAGCCCATGTACTAGGCGTAACTTCACTTCGACGCTGGAATAAGGTTGGTCCGTCCCATTTAGGAAAGAGGCCATTCTCGTCCGGAAGTTCATCTTCGTCTCCGTCCCACGGGACATCTGACTTAGGCCAGAGTGTTACCCAATCCTTAGGATCATCGGCAGCCTCTAGAAGGGCTGGCATAGCAAGGTAGGAGAAAGGTGACTTTCCGCCAGACCAGTGCTCTGGGTTACGGATCTCTCGGTAGAGATCAATAGCCGAAATACGAGTACCTACGATGAGGAGCTTACCGTTCTTACCCAGACGGGTAATAACTTCTTTCTGAAGCCAGTTGAGTTGCTTCTCCCATTCATGGGCGTTGGAAGTGGTAATGCAGTCATCGAGGATAATCAGATCCGCACGGGATCCGTAAATCTGTCCGCCCATACCGAGTGCCTGTATCGTCGGGTCCTTTTCGGATGAGTCACGAGACTCTGTACCCAGATACACGGTGTCAGTACGCCATGTCTCGGCGTCTTCTTTCCAGCCGCCTGCAGGTCCATAGGTGTTCTGCATCTTGATCCACCGAGGATGACTCAGGCGGTTCTTGATGGAGTAGACGAATTCTCTCGCCTTTGTAATTGTCTTGGATACCACAATGATACGAACATTGGGGTCCATGCAAATTCTGTAGGTTCGGGTAGTTGACCGTGACCACCGTTGACTTGGCGTGTTCCGGAGGAACGTTAGCCAATAGGCGGTTTTTGTGACCCGGCTCATACGTCATGGCTGGATGCTTGTAGGAAGGCTCTTTACCTTCTAACAGATCGATCCAGTTCTGGTGATGGGGGAATACTGTTTGGTTAAGAAAAATTTTTGAAAAGTCAGCAAAGTTGATGTCCGTCTTTAGACGTCTGTCCACTCGGCAAATTAATTGCCTCGCCTCGCTCCTTTGCCTCCGCTAAAGCTGCAGCAAACTCGGAGTCACGCGACATCCAGACCCGGAGGGTCTCATGCTTCTTCCCGACNAGATCCATCGCTTGTTGGGTGGTGGCTCCTGAGCCAACCGCNTCAAGAACTTTGGCCTTGGCCTCAGCAAGTTGTCTGACCTTGAAGTGGTCTTCTCCTTTGCCGAATCCTTGTTTCGGTGCCGCCATGAGTAATCCTTTATCCACAGTTCTCGCCGCCCCCGTCCGGGGCGAGCGCAGAAGCTTTTTACCTATGCTACCTGCAATTAGGCAGACTTTGGCTGCCTACAGATACTGTATAGCAGTCTGCTCTGTAACTGTATGAGCAGGTTCATAAAAACCTGCGAATAACTGTTTACTGCTCTATACAGTATTAATCCGTTCAAACACCCAAAACGAACGATTTTTTTCAAAGTATTTTTATTTATTTTTAGATAGGCAGACAGCATAGGCGTCTTTAGGACGCACTGTTACCGTAGCAGGGGCAAAGGTGCTGGTCAAAGGCGTATAACCCAAAAAATTTGTGGTGAGAGAGACACATACAATTTCGTCGCTAATTAAATAACCGTACGGTCAAAGGTAGGTAATTCGTCCTTTTTGTCCGAATTCTGCCAGAGCAGGAAGAGCAGAGTAGTTGCTGACAGTTTGCAGTCAATTAGCAGAGGTAAGCAGTCCTTTTCAGACTGTTCGAACACCTGTTCGACTGTTTAATTGCTGATCTGGGACGCACGACTCTCTCCCTACCTCTCCCTACCTATCGGCAGTCATCGTGTCCCCTGCTACTGCTGGCAGCTGCACAGGTCGCAGCTCCCTCGGTTGGTCGCTGCTCCTGCACAGGTGATGAGTCCCTGATCTTCTTCAGTCTGAGAGTTTGCTGAGAACGTGTGCTCCTGACAATAGTTTAACCTTCAACTACTTAGAGCTTCTGATCTCTTCCAGAGTGTGACGGACAACACACTAAAATAGTTTGCTATCTGACTTGCAATAGCTTGCAGAGTGTGCCTATACTTGCCCTGTGCCTATAACGAGGCACTAC